AATAGTTAAATTATTTAGGTTGATTGTGTTTGTATTGGCAACATAATTATTTTGAATAAAAGTGTTTGCTACATCTGTATATGATTTAGCAGAAGCAAGTGTTATAGTATCATTTGATCTTACGAATACATTAGATGCTGGATTAGATCCATCTGATAATGTAATAATTCCAGAAGTTGCAATATTACCTGCAAAGAATGTATTACCAGAAACATAAAATGTATATCCATACGATGTTAATGATCCAATTGATGTGTTACCATTATTATCAATGGCAAATGGAGATGAATCTGAAGGATAATCATCATTAACTAACAACGAATAACTATTTCCATAATTATTGATTGTTAATGCTGGAAAAGTGGCATAATATGAATTTGTTGGTATTTGATTTATTATTGTTGGTCTTTTAAATGTTAACCAATCTTCATTAAATGTTGCTCCAATATTTGCTGATGTTGTTCCACCAACAATAAAATTAATGTTTGCACCATAGGATGCTGTACCGATAACTAAATTTCCTGTGTGTGATAAACTATTTGGACCAGAAACATACAGATAACCATCAAGGGGATACATTGAGGAATAATTAGGATCACTAAATTGTGAATTATTGATACCTAAATCAATATAATTATTGCTGTTTGTTCCAACATCAGAAGTTAATACAACATCAGCAGAACCAGATGAGGTAAAGTTCTGGAAATTTGCTTGTAAGTATGTTACACTATTACCAGAAAACTGTGCGATAGTGTTTGGAAATAGTATTGGATTAGCACCAACATTTAATGGGTTGTTTGAGTATAACCCTTGTGCTAATGAAGTTGCTGATATTTTTCCTGTTACACTAGTGGGAAGGTCAACACCAACTAATATAGTATTAGATGTGTTTGCATTTAATGTTATTGGATTTAACTCTGATATCTTTATGGTACTCATCTATTATCCTAATATTAATATGTTGTCGTCTTCTGTTGTTAATAAAACATCATTTTCTGTCGTTAATTGTGGTATGTATTGTGTACCAACTGGACCAAATATTCTCACACAACTTGTTGGTCCGAATGTTCTATTAACTGCTATTAATGAGTTTGATATAGCAGGTAAATTTGGTGAAACTACAATAGTTTCATTGATGTAGTTAACACTAATTACAGTAAATATGGTACCATTTCCTGTTATCTTAACAGTATCACCAGCATAAACTATATCTTTTAATGGATATGTAGGATCACTATACACACCATTATTCATTATATCATATGCACCCGTTAATACCTTAATATTTATAACGTTAGATCCAGAGTTTGCTTGGACATAAGCAACGTTGGCATAAGTCAACCAAGTATTATTTTGTAGTGTTACAGTATTGGATGTATAATCAACTGAATTGACTTCACATTTTACATATGGACCATTAGCTGTTGTTATTTCTACAATATTGTTGGTGGAAATAAACGTTGCAATATTAGCACCAACTAAATTACTAAATGTAATAATATTATTACTCTTATTTGTAAAGTCAGTAACCATTTTTACAGTACTACCAGCATAACCAGTATAATCTGCTAATGGTAAACCAGTAAATAATGCATCCTGACTATGGAAAGAGTAGTTACTTTCGGTTTCCATTGCATATCTTCCCAGAACATTAGTTCCAGATGGATGCAATAGATTCAATAATATTTCGCGATACTTTGCAATTTCCTTATTAACGGTTATTTGGTAGGTATAATTATTATATACCTCATTCTGTAACACGGTGAAAGAACTTGGTTGTCCTTGTGTATTCAGATATTGACCCTGACCAACAACCAGACCATTCAAGAATACTGCACTTGCTTTTGCTGTACCATCACCATAACTAGCAAACCCTTGGATATTCAATCCAGTAATTAAAGGATATTGACTTTCATAACCAATTGGAACCTTATTAGCAATGTTAATTACAATATTATTTCTATCAATCTTTAATGGTAGTGTTGGATCTGGTATAGATGTATATTCAAACAATCTTAAATTATAAAGTGTTTTTGTTGGATCTACATCAGGTATTAATAAAGTGTATGAATCTACAAAGGCAATGTATGAAGAATTATTACTATTAATGCCTTGATATATTATATCACCCTTTATTGGTGGTTTAGTCACCAATATATTAGATACTACAATGTCTTGTACTTTAAGTGAAACGTTTGGTGTTGCAATATAATCTTCACCAAAGTTCAATATGTTAATAGATGTTACTGCTCCTGCTCTATCTGTTATTGAAGATAGTCTTGCACCAGCACCTAATATTCCAGTAACTGTTATAATGGCACCTGATGCACCAACATTTGATGATTTTACAGATACTGTTGGTAGTTGTATATCATATCCCATTCCACCTAAAGGATATATAGATTTACCTTGTATATAAGAAATGCCTGTTATGGAACCACTTGAGTCAACAGATGTGACATTTGCAAATGCACCATAACCAGAACCACCAGAAAACACTATCGTATCATTTGCATGATATCCAGTACCACCACTGATTATTTGTATTGGGGATAATATACCAAATGAACTTATTAGAGTATTATTTAAAGTATCATTTGAATATATTGATTGTGCTGCTATATCGGGTTGGTTCGTTATTCCACCACCCTGATTCGTTACCAATACCGATGAAATTGGATATGTGGAGAAAGATATAAAAGATAAACTATTTGCAAATGATGTATTTGCATTTGATGTTGGGTGACCAGATAAGAAACTAAATGTTGTGTTACCAATAGGAACATTTTTACCTAACCCAATAGCATTGGTGGGCATATATGTAACATTTGCAATTGCACCACCAGCAGAGTTTGCAACAGTGATTACTGCTCCATGTGCTGATGTGTTAACAGAATTTACATTTGCTGTTATACCCAAAACACTATTAGCAGCAACTCCTGTATTATACCCAACTGCAATGATTTTACCATTAGCATCTACAGACGAAACGTGTGCAAAATTATATGGGTTAGAGTTAATTACTACATAAATTGGATCATTATTTTGATACCCAACTCCACCATTAGATATTGTTATGAGTGGTAATAAATATGGTGTTAATGAACCAACAACCGCAGAGGGTGTTTTAGCACCACTATTTAAATTGGAGAATGATATAACTGTGTTAGGATCATTTCTATATCCAAACCCACCATCATCAACAATAATACTTTTTACACCACCAGTCGTAGTTTGTCCAACAACTGCTGATGCACCAATACCTGTTGATGAATTCAAACCGCCATATACAACTACTGGATCACCAGACTTATAGAATGATCCTCTATTCTTGGGGTCTATATTTATTTGACTAATCTGACCAACGATTTTGGCACGTAATGTTTCAGCACCAGGTGTGTTAGCAGATACTTGAGTTCCATTTTTAAAATATACTGGTTGATTTGCATTATCTACAACAATAATATATTCACCAGATTGAAAGAGTCTTTCAATATTTGAAATGAATACTTCTGTTTTTGTTCCAGATATTGTAGAGTTTTCTATAGTAGCAATAGATTTGGTTGATTCACCAAATATTCTATAATTGCTTATATTTAAGAAGTTAGGGTCATCTGTTGCCAATCTTAAACTTTTAAATACAAACCACGTTCCAGCAGATGCTCTGAAAACAAAATCTCTTGTGTTGAATGATTCAAAATCAGAATCATATAATATTCTAAAAAGGAATTCAAATGATGGGTTAGTTCCCTTTGTTTTGTATAATTCTCTGGCAAATCTTATTAATCTGTTTTGATCTATTAATACATCTTTTGGAAAATTCTGTAGAAAATCATTAACATAATAATCTAAAAATTGTTGTGTTGTAGAATCAACATCTTGATATGTTAAGATATTTTTACTAAAATCTAAGACATTACCATTTTCTTCCATCCAAGAATAGTATGCCTTTATAAATGCTACAAAATTAGCATAGTTAGGATCATCCCTGATATACTCAGGAAGTTGAGATGGAACGAATAGAGAAGTTTTTTGTATACTATCCATCATTACGATTTTGCTGTTATACTAACTGTAATTGCATTTGGATCAAAAGGGTCAACTGTTATTATTTTATTACGTCCAGAGGATATAATAGTTGTCGTTGGATTAACAGAAATTGCAAGTTGTCCTAATGGGTTATCTATCTCAATTGGAGAGAAAGAATTTAATGTCACGACACCATTTACATAATCCACTGTACCAATGTTTGGATTCAATATAGTTTTTGCTTGTTGGTCATTATTATAATATGATCTTAATGTTCCATACTGACCTTCTAATATAACTACAGCAGCAGCGTTACGTCCTGTTGTGTCTGATGAAGATGGAGTTATAGATGCTATAGCACTGGTGTAATTATTTCCTGATGTCAATACAGAAATTGATTTTATTGTTCCATTATCATTAATAACTGCTTCTGCTGTTGCACCTTGTCCATCCCCCAGTATAGTAACAGTTGGTGCATACTGATATCCGAAACCTGCATTGGTTACTTGAATTGTTGAAACACCTCCAGTTGAAGATGGGATTTCTTCAATATATACACCATCAATAATGTTTGCAAGGTTGGTTGGATCTCTAAATTGTACCGATGGGTAACTTGATATACCACTCTGGAACATTCCTTTCTGTAAAGGTATGCCGAAGAACATGTTGTATGTAGTTGGTGTAGTTAGGTTAGGATATATTTTCTTTTGTAATTTTATTGATATTTCGTTTGCTATAATAGATGGGTTAGCATTCTTTATAGCAATCATCAAATCACTTGATGAGAATGTTGAGTTAAATGTGTTTAGGTTTGTTGTTGCATAATTGCTTATTGTTGCAGTAACAAGGTTCTGTAAATCACTAGAACTTAAATTTGTTTTGGATGGATCATACAATACACTAACATCAATTTTGATGTATGTGTAGTCTGGATCTACAATTGTAGGTACTACGGTCATCACAGAAATAGGTGCAAGTACTTGGCTTACTATAGTAGTCTTCTGAGTGTCTGTTAATGTGTAACCACCAGTAGGTTTCAAACAGATATAAACAACACCATACGATGGAGGATTATTTTCCTGTCCACCCCACACATTCACGGCATCAAATGTAACACCAATATTATTTTGTTGTATAAGTGTAATATAATCGTCTTTTGTTACAGCACGATTTTGTGCAGCAAATGCTTTAGGTGCTTGGAATTTTATAGAAGAAATGGATTCTTTTTCAGTTCCTGCTGATGCTGGAGTCTGTCCATATACAGTAGTATTGGTGAAACCAGATACAACATCCATCATAACAAAGTTATTAGCACCGTGTGCTGAGATTGCTTGTGTTGAGATGTATGATACTTTTACTATATTACCATCTGTCAGTTTATTTCCTATTACACCATCACCAAAAGTTAAGGTGTAGTTACCATTCAACCCTTCTTCCAAGAAATAAATCAAACTAGTGTCTAAGTTTACTGCACCAGTTCCAGTTAGAATTGAATATGGAGATGCTTCGGAATAGATTTGATAATTTGTATTTGATATTGATTGCTGAACTAGTACTTTAATTGTACTTGTATCAATATTAGCATCTGGAACTTCAAATGTGTATGTTGGGTTTGATGTTGAATCAACAGTGAATGTGTAGTTTACTGGTATACCTTCCTTCAATTCTACGTTATAGAAGGTTGCTGTATTAGTGTTAGTATCAGTATTTACGGTTGTTGAATCTGTTGTTATGAAGTTATAGTTTATACCATTTACTGATTCTGATAAAAAATTAGTATATGATGGTAGTGTTAAACTAGAATCGGTAACACCACTTGCTATTACAGTAACATATGCTGTTGGTGCAATTGCTGATTTTGGTACGTAATTCAATAACTTAGCATGAGATACAACGGATGAACGTTGTAATGCAGTATCAAAGAACATTTCATTAGCAACCATGTTCAGATAGAATGCATTATATTGTGTATTGTATGCTAGAACATCTAGTAATACAGATAGACCAGACCCATCAAAGTTATAGTCTTTAAACGTATCCTGAGATCCCAAGAACGTTTTTAGATTACCTTTGATTGTATCAAAGTCTAATCCGACTAATTGTACATTTGAATTTGCTCCCGCCATTACCTTGTCCTTTTCAGAATTATGTTGATGCCTGTTGGTGTTGTATTATTACCGATATAAAAAAACATAGATACCTGATAAGCATCTTGGTCAGGGTATGCATTTATAGAGATGTTTGCAACTGATGCCCTTGGTTCATAATTATTAATGGTTCTAACTATTTCATCCTCTAGTAAACCGGCTGTTAGAGGATTTATTGGTTCAAATAATAACTTATTTATTTGTGATCCTAACAGGGGTTGAAAAGGTCTTTCAAAAGGTCCAGTAAGCAATAAATTTTTGACAGAACGAATTACTGCCTGTTCATCGTAACTGAACGACACATCTTTAGTTCCAGGTTGAGGTAAAAACCTCAAGTCTAGGTCTGAGTAAGTTGTATTTTGTATTGCCATCTTCTATTTATGGTGTTATTTGGGTGGTCCTACGGTTCCACCCTGTGGATCTGCGTGAACATGAGTATTGTATAATATACCACCAATCAATGCACCACCAGTGAGTGTTGATAATCCTGATGCAGCAAATGCACCAGTAATTGCCGTAGCACCTGTTATAGCAGTTGCACCTGTGATGAATGTTGATCCAGTAATACTTGTTATTGGTGCCAAAATAGTAAAGAATGGCATTGTTGCTATTAAACCAATAGTACCAGTTATTACATGAGGAAGTGGTTCTCCACCTGCTATTGGTACGCCACCAAGGATGTTTAACGATCCAACGGCACTGATATGACCACCAGCATTCAAATTACCATAGGCTGCTACAGACTGTTGTCCAATTATATCACCCCTTACATTAAGGTCACAGTTGACATAAACAGCATCTGTTGCCTGTAGCGTGATATCAGATGCAGTTATTATAACAGAACCTGCCACCGAAGTATCCATATCACCTTCAACAGTTTGAGAGCAATCACCACTGACTATTAAATTAGCATCTCCACCAATGTCAGCAATAAGATTACCATCAACTTTTAATTCAGTATCACCATAAACATGAACAGTACATGCTCCTTGAATGATAACATCATTATCATTTACTACAACATTAAATCCATTACCAACTATCTTATGAACAACATCACCTGATGCCTGATATTCTGTAAATGAACCAGAACGATGTTGGTGTCTTATTCTTTCGTTGCCTGGAGTGTCATCCATTTCCATAGAATGACCAGATGCGGTTACAGTGGCATTATTATATGGGTACTTTGGTTGATTTTCTACAGAACTTGGTGTTGGTTCAAACTTTAAACCCATATTATTTTACCGAATCTCTTAATTTGAAGAATTCATGCATGTGATCCAATCTATCTTTATTTAGAATAGAACTAATCATTTGTTCCGTATGTTCCATCTTTGTTGATAAAACATTTTTTACATCAGTCATTGATTTTTCCAACTCTGGATGTATTTCATTATCAACATTTGAAGTAGTTTCTCTCAAAGATTCATGATGATCATTTACAGAAGATATTTTGTCTTGCAAATCATTGATATGATTTTGTAAATCTTCAAAATGAAACATCAATTCTGCCATTTTGGGGTGTAGTTCTTCTTCCATAATATTTACTCTATGTTACAATTGAAGTTATAGTTTCATCTACACCAGGAATATCAGGCGGTATGTTCTCTGGTGCTGTTGTTCCAGCTTCGGCATTATTGGTAGAAGTTGTTGTGTCTGTTACTGCTTTAACCTGATTTTTAACCATAGTTACCATACTATTTTGTAATGCAGTCAAACAGTTTGTAACTAGTTGTAATAATTTAGCAGGTAGTGACATCATGAATGTGATAAGTTCTTGTGCTGCATCTATCCATTCTTTTAATGTCTTTATTTGTTTCTTTACCCAATTCACATATACTTCAATTTCTTTTATCTTTGCTTTGATTGCTTTGACTGCATTTTTTATCATCTCTACTACTGGATCTATCAAATCTGTTGATACCCACTGAGCAAAATCTTCTAATGCTTTAGTATTTACTGCTGGAAAAAGTTCAAACTCTACTTTTATCTTTTTGAAAAGTGCCGGTAATTTGATACTACATGTGTGTGCCGGAAGAGTATTGTTTAGTGCTGTAGTTGTGTTAGCAATAATCCCCTGTGCAAATTTAGGAAGACTCGATCCATCCTGTTGTGATACAGGAGAACTATTTGATGCGCCAGGTGGTGGAACTGGTGGTTTAGTTTCTGTTGGTGTTCCGTTAGATGAATATTTTTGTGGAGCATAGTTTGGTGAAACACCAACAGGATCTTCATGACCTGGTATCGTATATCCAATATCAAGTTGTTTTGCAAAATTTGTTGCATCAAGTTTATTTTCCGATGTATAAACATCTTCCCCAGTTACTATATTTTGAACAACATATGTCGGTGGAGGTGTTTCTCCACTGGGTAAAGCACTGTATTGATACTCTATGGTTCTATAGTCCCCATTTTTTGATACCGTACTATACACATTATAACTTGATACTGCCATTTTTATAACCTATTCTTTTATATAAGGTAATACACCCATCATTATTGGAAACTGTGCAGACTCTCCGTCCATGAAGAAACCAACAATCCAATCACCAACCAATGGTGACGAAAATGTGTGTGAACTGTTGACAGGATTCATTGGATGTGCCCAAGGAAGTTCATTTGTTGGTAATATACTTTTATTGTCACTATGCCATCCCATTATACGGACACGGCATCTTCCAGCAGCAAGTGGGTCTATTCTATCTTCAACAATACCCATCCACCATATAAAATTGCTAATACCTAAGAAGTTGTTTCTATTCATTAGTTGTTATTGTTTTGATTACCAGTTACAAATCCATTCCAAGTAGAACTATTAGGGTCAACACCAGAGTAATTCATTATTCCACTATCCTTACATATTTCTATTACACTTATATATGATATAGGTGTAATGATATGTCTTACAGCACTGATTAAATATTTACCAGATAAGTATGGGTCTATAGGTCTTGACCCCTTTTCGTTCATCTGGTTCATACTGGATGCTGTGAAGTTGATACACATACCAGCAAAAATACTAGAGTTTCCTGGAACAGTTAGTTTTAATCTAGTATAATTAGCAAGAGATAATTGTGATACTCTATTTGGTAGATATTGTTCTACACGATAATCATTGGATACACTACCTGGCTTATTTTTTATATAAGCAACATCACTTTGTTGTCCCATGTTGGTTATCATCATACGTAATACACCAGCTTCCATATCTTTTGGTGGTGTATCAAATAATTGTTTCCCATGTCTATTTTTATAATTATTGGTTACAGGGGAACCATTTAATGTTGTTGATTGTTTATAATATTCATTATAATTAAAATCTGTAGTAGTTTTCTTTCTTCTTATGGGGTCAACTGATATAACTCTGTTGGCAAATGTTCCTCTGTTCATTGCATCCAAAGTATCAACATAGTTCAATACTTCAAATTTTAGTACAGAAGTCATCTTTGCAAACACATCATTTGATATGTTCTTCGGATTATAAAGGAAAGATAACACAGCATCTGTTTTGTACATATGTTGCAATGATGTGAAGAAATAACCTATCCTATTCTCAAAGAATAGGATGTCAGCACCAGTTGTCCCAGATGAAGGTAACGCATAGTTTGATAACCAGTTGATGGTTTCTATAGGTTTCTTGTTAGGTAACACAAAATCATATGACCCAATTGTATCATCAACATAAAGTTGTTTCTTTCCAGTGCCACCAATTTTTAAATAAGTATTGCAGATATCAGCAACCATATCAGATATTTTCTGTCCTTTATAAGATTTGCTTATTCTATATTGTTCTGAGAGTAAATATTCTTCTGAACAAAATTCTATCTTATAGATTTCATGGTTGTTACTAAGGTCAAATCTTCTATCAGACACAGAGAATACTCTGAATACTCTGTCTACAGATATTGGTAAGTCATCTGATTTCCTAAATCTAACTACTATAAACTCTGTACCACCAAGAGAAGCAAAGTTTAGAATACCAACAGAGTCGGATATAACAACATTACCGGATATAGTATTGTTGTAGATATCTTCAAAATAATTCAACTCTACCATATGTGGTAGTAAATCTAATGCACCAGAAAAACCAGGAGCGAATAAAGCAAGAGATTCTAACTTATAATCGGTAGGATAATTAAGTTTAGAAGTGGGTGTATTAGGATTAAAATCTACCATATTATCTCATCACTGATGCCAATTGACTATCCATGTCATTTGCGTAAACGTCTTTGATTAGATTAATCTGTCTTTTAGATTCGTTTAAATTATACTCATAGTCATATATGGAAACGATTCTACTATCCATTTCTTTTGTTGCTATAGACCCATCCGAAAATGATACAGAAGTAGAGTATGGTTGAACATTTATATATGTGTCTTGGTCAACTTCTATAGTAACTGTTTGTTTTTGTGAACCATTACTATTAAAAGTAGTATAAGATTGTTCATAATGATGCACAGTATTTTTCGTATATGATAGTACATCCATACTTGCAGTATTTGCTTCAACAGCATACTTGTCATTCATGTATATCATGAAGTTAGTATAGTCCATTGGCCAATCTGCATTAGCATCAAAAAGACCATTAGCATACATTATCTGCCAATATCTGAACTGATTGTTATAATACTTGTATGCTATTGATTCTGGTTTGTCCGAATCTTTAATGTTATACTTGTAGAAAAGATAAACATTATTTTGTAACGAAGGCAATAAATATGCCCTTGATAACAAATTAGTTACAGTAATATAATTACCATTAAAATCTGGTTGATTTATTGTTGGTAGTGTGTTAAAATATTTCATAGTTGTATAGGACCATTACTTGGTATTGGGCCAACCATTTTGTCTATTTGACCAACTATTTGATCGGCATTTTTACTGAGTTCATAATTTACTGTGTTTTTAGGAGCAATACCTGGACTCTGCTTAGTAACGATATTGATTTCAGAGAATCGTAATGATAATGTTGTTTGAATTGGAAATCCATCTTGATATGATGCCCATCCATTAGGTGCATAGTTAACAGATACATCTTTTAATACACAATCATTTATTGTAAATATCTTTGCTTGTTTAGCATTTGTTATATCAGTCGTTGGGTTACTGCCTGATATGATTTTAGAAAACTGTGTTCCCAATAAGTTACCTATAGTATTTTGCAGAACGTTTCCTATTTGAGTAGCAATTCCGTTGTCTCCAAGGAATTGAAATTTTATTCTGAATATCTGTGGTGGAATTAGGAACTGTCCACCTACACCATCAGTTAAATCGGGTAGAGAATAGTATGCAAAAGTTTTAACTATTTGGTCAACGGATTCTGCTTCTTTTGCGGATGCTGGTGTGAATGTAAATTCAAATGAGAATTCTCTAAGGTTAGTTCCTTGATATAATAACTGTAACTGTGGATTTGGCACTCTCTTTAGAGCATTCTGTAATAACAAAGTAGCATTTTCTTTATCTCCACCTGCTGCACCTATTAATGCTCCACCTGCAATTGCAGTAGCACCACGTTTCAAATCTTCTATTGTTGATAATTGTGCTATGTTTGATGGATTCGTTTTGAGGGAATCCATATTCTTCATTACGTCTGCTGTAGCATTACCAACATAACCAGCAAGACCAAATGTTTTTGATAAGGAAGCATCATGATAATTAGAACTGAAATCTGCTATCAATGTATCTGGCATGTAGAGTGATACATATGCTAGTGGTTGGTCATTAACTGTTGGTTTATATGAACCTGGTTGTGCTAACGGTCCATAGTTTGTAACAAATTGTTTTATTTCACCTGGTGCGGTGTTTGATATTTTTTCAAGAGCAGAATTTATACCAGATGATAAGTTTGTGTCACCAGTAATACCTTTTACTGATTGTATTGCATCTGAACCAACTTGTTTAGTGGCATTAACTAATGAAGTTGCACCTGATTTTGCTGATGCTGCCCAACCATTAAGTGTTGCAGAAGGTAACTGAACACCAGAAGATGATAAAGCAGCACTAGTTGCAGCAGTTAATGCGGTGTTTAGTGCACCACTTATTTGATTATATGCTCCTTCAACCACTGGATATGTGTAGTCGTGGACAGAGAACTGAACTGCATGACAATATTGTGGGTTTGTTGCCAAATCCAATGGATATACCAGTTTAGTGTAATCTATGTTCTGTCCCAAAAGATTATCAAGTAAATCAAATGGTAACTTGACTCCACTGATATTCAACGGTGTTATTTCTATTGATGACATTTAGTTCTTCTACATATAAGTTTATACATAATCTATTTATATGGCATACAAAGGAAAATTTACACCAAGAAATCCACAAAAGTATGTGGGTGATCCAACAGGTATCATTTATCGTTCCTCATGGGAATGTAAGATAATGGATAGGTTTGACAAAGACCCCAATGTGATATCTTGGGCATCCGAAGAACTTATCATACCTTACATCTCACCCATTGATGGAAGATATCACCGATACTTCCCTGACTTCTTAGTAAAGATACGAAACAAAGAAGGTGCAATCCGTACATTCCTTGTAGAAGTTAAACCTCTTAAACAATCAAGACCACCAGAAAGAAAGAGTAGAATAACCAAGAAATATATCACTGAGGTTGCTACTTGGGGAGTTAATCAAGCAAAGTGGAAAGCTGCTATAGAGTACTGTGCTGATAGGAAATGGCAGTTTATTGTTATGGCATCTGTAGATGGTTCTGAGTTTGTGAACCTAACAGAGAAAGATTTATTACTAACCTAAATAGAATCATGATGAAAGAATCAAAATTAACAACCCTTACCAAAGAACGATCCGCTGCTGATATCTCTAGATTAAGTAGACAATCTTTCACGTGGTTAAGAAGCAAAGTTTCTAAGATGAAAGACCCAGTTGCTTTGGCAAAGGGGGTAAAGAGTGAAACTGCTAGAAATACTAAAAGATTTCTAATAGGTGGGTTATACTACTTCTATTACAATCCAAAGGGTAAAAATGATTTACCTTATTATGATATCTTTCCTATGGTTATACCTCTACACAGATATAATGATGGGTTTCTTGGATTGAATCTGCATTATTTGCCTATAAAATATAGAATAGCATTTCTAACTAAGTTACTTCCACTTGCATTAGTGGATAAGGATAATGAGATTGTAAGGTTGAAAGTAACCTATGAAATATTGAAGGCAAGTAAAAGATATAAAGAATTTAAACCTTGCATAAAGAAGTACTTGTATACTCATATGCAATCCAAAATACTGGCAGTGTCACCAGATGAGTGGGATGTAGCAATGTACCTACCTGTACATCAGTTTAAGAAAGAATCGGCACAAACTGTTTGGGAAGAATCCGTACAACAAATAAAGAACGATAAGTAAAATGCCAGCAAACATCAGTAAATTTTTATCTAGCTTTAACAAGGATTTAGCAAGACCTTCAAGGTTTGATATTCAGATACCAATTCCTATTGTATTGGCGCCATTCTATCTGTCTACAGCACAGAACCTAAACATGAGATGTGAAATCACAGAAATGCCAGGCAGGTTCTTTGTTACTACAGATAGAAAGATTGGTTCTGCACCTATTCAAAAAGTACCCTATCACACAACGTATAATGATGTTAGTATGACATTTATAGTTGCTGGTGATATGAATGAAAAATTATTCTTTGATCAGTGGATGGAGTTAATTAACCCATCATCAAACTATAACTTCAATTATAAAGCAAACTATGTAACAGATATTGCTATCAATCAATATGATATGCAAAACAATCTGACATATAAAGCAGTTCTCATTGATGCATATCCTCTGGATGTTGCTCAATTAGATTTAGATTGGTCATCAGATGGTTATCACAAATTGAATGTAAGATTTGCATATACCAACTGGCAAGAAGGAACTGTTTCGGCAATTGCTGACAACCTTGGAGTACAGGCACTATCAGGATTCGTGTCAAGTTTATCATAATTAAATGAGGAAATAGTATGGCTTTACCAAAAATAGATACTCCTATCTATGATGTGACGTTACCATTATCGAAGAAACAGATTCGTTTTAGACCATTCTTGGTTAAAGAACAAAAGAATCTGTTGATGGCAATTGAAGCAAATGATAAGGAAACAATAGAAAAGAATATCAAACAAGTACTACACAATTGTACTTTGACTGATGGCATTGAAATTGACAAACTACCTGTTGTTGATGTTGAGTTCTATTTCATACAACTTCGTGCCAAGTCGGTAGGTGAAATAGTAGAAAACAAATATGTCTGTAACCATGAAGTAAATGGTAAAGAATGTGGTAATGTCATGGATGTGGACATTAACCTAATGGACATTGTAGTTGAAAGTACTGGTGAGTTAAAAGATGAGATTCAACTCACCGATAAACTAATAATAAAGTTAAGATATCCAGAGTATTCCACTGTTGAAAAAATGGCCAGTATGGATAACTCTGTTGAGGTTGCATTTAAGTTGATAGTAGATAGTATTGACTACATCTTTGATGGTGATCAATACTATTATGCAAATGAAACTACCACAGAAGAACTTATGGAGTTTGTTGAGTCATTGAATCAGGAACAATTTAGTAGAATAGAAGAATTCTTTAAGGAATTACCTAAACTGAGAAAAAGAGTAGAAGTCACTTGCATCAAATGTGGTTACCACCATGTTATTGATGTGGAGGGTCTAGAAAATTTTTTCGGTTAACCTTTCGTCATGATACTTTGAGTAACTATTATAAGACCAACTTTTCATTAATGCAACATCACAAATATAGTTTGACTGAACTTGAATCTATGATTCCTTGGGAACGAGATGTATATGTGAATTTATTAATACAACATATTGAAGAAGAGAACGAAAAGATAAAACAACAAAAGATGAAACGATAAATGTTACCAAAAAATGGAACAGGAAATAACCCTCTAATAGAAACGTTTGCTAAAAACGTTTCATCTCATGTTGCCTCTGGTTTATTTGCCGTAGGATCTTCTAAGAAAGATCCAATGCATTCTACTGTAGGTATGGGACCAACTGTTGCCATTAAGAAAGGTGATGGTCAAGCAACTATTCTTGCAAAAATGTATCGTTTCATGTTGAATGATACCAAAGAAAAAAAGAAACAGGAGTTGCAGTATAGAAAGTTCAGAAAATATGAAGAAGAATCTAAGGAAAAGAGAAACGAGGAACTAACAGAAGCACTTGTTGGTAAAGGACCAACAGAAGGTGTTCCTACAGATAAACCCGTTAATGCTGCATTGTATATGAGTGCTGGATTAGGTATATTAGGATTAATGTACGCTCCAGATGTATCAGCAAAAATTCAAGAATTAATTGGTGCATTTGATACGTCTGGAATAGCAGAAAAGTTTAGAACAATTTCTAACATATTTTCTAGTATGTCAATATCACAAAAAATTGGCCCATCTGATTATGATCAATTGTTTCAGAAATATGAAAAACAATATGACATACCTACCGGATTATTAAAATCTGTAGCGAAAGTAGAAAGTCAGTTTAATCCAAAAGCGACTAGCCCAAAAGGGGCAAAAGGTTTGATGCAGATAATGCCAGAAAATTTTGCATCTTTGGGTATATCAAATCCAGAAGATCCAGAACAAAATGTTAGAGGTGGTGCGAAACACCTTAGTAGGTTGTTGAAGAAATATGGAGACATAGAAACTGCTATATCTGCCTATAATGCTGGTGAAGGCAACATGGCAAAGCATGACAATAAAGTACCATTTAAAGAAACAAAAGATTATACTAAAAAAGTTTTAGGATATTATAAATCTGGAGCATATTCAACACCAGATATGAATGTTGAATCTGGTCCTATGCCTGATGCTTCTGGTTTAAGAGTTAAAGGTGGTATAGCGGGTCAATCATTTGGTGGTGGGGCAACACAAAAAGGTGTTATCGATTTAGCAAGGAAAATACAATCAACTAAAATTCCAGGTGAGTTTGGACAATTCACTGCATTCCATGATGTTTTTCATGGTGGTGCTAACCCATCATCTAGACACAATCAAGGGTTGGCATTAGATTATACTATAAATGATCCATCAAAGTCAAGTGAAGCAACACAAATTACAAAACAGATATTACGTGGTGCTGGATTATCTGAGGGTAAAGATTATAACGTTGAAGATGAATATAAGAACCCTTCTGCACACGCAACAGGTGGACATATCCATGTTGAATTCAAATCACCACAAGCAGCATCAACATTTTCTGGTTCTCTAGGTAGTACACAACTTGCAACACAGACAACAACACCAAGAACTCCACCAACACCAGAAAAGAAACCAACAGCACAAGGTTCTACTACGATTGTAGAAATGAATAAAGTGGTTGTTGTTAATAAATCAAGTGGTAATAATTCACAATCATCATCACTCAGAGATATACCTAGATCAGATAGACCAAATTAGAGAATAGTTTAAAATGAAAACTAATAATTTAACTAAAATAATAACTCAAGTAAAAGTTCTCAATAAATCATCTAAGACCTATGATCAAAGATTGAGTAACGTTGAAAAAGTCCTTAGTAACACCATTTCCCTAATGCATGAAGGATTTAGTATGTTATTACCTGGTGGTAATCAGGGGAATAAATCATATAGTAAAAAAGATCCTACAAAATCATCTGTTGGTCCGTCTGAAAATAGACCATTGAAAGTTGGAGATTCATCTGCTGACATTCTTGCTAAGATGTTTAACTTCTCAGTTAAAGTGCAACGACAAGATAAAAAGCAGAAACAACTTGAACATAACCTTGATATGGAACAGTTAGAAGAAGTTGAACGTAGACATAAATCGTTATTAAAATCTATTGCAAAAGTTGCAACTGCAAAAAGATTGCCTAAGAAAAATAAAGATGTTGAAGAAGACAAATCTTTTTCATTTATTGACCTTATAACTGGTGGTATAAAAGGATTTATTGGTATCTTATCATCTGGTTTAGATTTTATTATTTCACATCTAGGTGTAATAGCTGCTTTAGCTGGAGTCGCTAAATTTATATATGATAATAAATATGCGATAATGAAAGCTATTTCTCCAGTATCAGATGCAATAGAAGATTTTTTTAATGGTAAAGATGGAAAATTGCAAGACCTTATAATGTCAATTTATCATAACGTTGAAAAAATGATTTCAAAATTTCTTGGTGGATTTTTATCTGAGTTGAAAACAGAAAGTTGGGATGATTTAAAATCCTCTTTGGAATCTTTTAGAAGAGATCCAATGGGTAAAGTAAAAAGATTTATAGCTCTTGGTGGTCATCCAACTGCACCTATAGAATTGGAAATGAAGAAAACGACATATGGTGAAGATTATATTGGAAAAGTTAGAAAAATAATTGAAGAGACACCAGATGAAGTTAAAGGAAGGGTGTTTGGGTGGAGGCAATCTGTATTGGGAAATGCCAGCATAGAGGCACAAATACTTAAAGTTTTAGAAAACCCACAATATTTGGGAGAATTACAACAAAGATATTTACCTGATGAAGTTGAAGCTTCAACTAGAGGACTGGAAAAAATGGGCGGGAAATGGTTCGGCGCAGAACCAGATTTCCAACAAAGATCCCTAAAACAACATAATTTAGAACTTAAATTACCAGAAGATTTAATTGAAAGATTTAAAGATTCTAAATTTGAACTTGTTAATCCCAATTCTCTACATCCTCGTGTAAGAGATAAAACAACTAATGAAGAATATGATCTAGAAAAAGATTCAAATACACTTTATTTTTTGATGCAAACAAAAGAAGGAATAGAAAAACTTAGAAAAAAATATAATGAATTAGACAAAACAGGTAATGAATTTTTAAAAGGTTTTGAAGAAGGTAAAAACCTATCTGCTGAATCAGATCAACCTACAATGGAACAAACCATTTCCAGTACTGATGGAGAGATATCTGCCTTTATGCATAATGATGTAGATTCATTAAAATCCATACCAATATTACAAGATCTGGAAGAAGGGTATAATCAAGATGTGAATTTATTTCAAATGCCAACAGAAGCAGTTTCTATTGGTGGAAATAAAAATGATGCTCCTGATGGAAAAGTATTGTGTAGGAATCCTAATGAAACTTATTTTGGTGTAGTATTATCTAATACCTGTCCGTTCTAAAAAGAAACCCCTCCGAAGAGGGGTTTTTATTTTGAAGATTAATCTTCTTCTGCATAAATAAATGTGTATCGCAGGACGGCAATCCTCATACACTCTAATACTAACACGGAGTATCAGCAATGAATATTT